AGATTGCAAGTGCTGAGCCGACTTTGTAAAGCTCGCCTGGGATGATCGCATCGTCCCATGTCTTTTGGCGGCCTGCAACGGTGCCAGCTACATCGGCGCACTTTTCGATATGAATCTGCGTGGCGTCAAACTTTAGGTTTTTGGTGACAGTGATGGTGCCATTGCCAGTTACGCTGGTGCCGTCTTGAATTCTGAAGACTGGCGTTTGGTTATTGTTGACCGCATCAATATCAATGTTACCTCCGCCGCCGCTAGCGCTAACGCTAGTCACAACAGTGACACCATCTACAACTGCCGTGGTTGTACTGAGGCTGACGTTGCTTAACGTTGCTCGTTTAATCTTTTGGGTTGCTTTTGTGCGGACCCTGATCTTGACGGTGTACTTGCAGACCGCTTCGTCGTCGTCGTCCGTGATGGCAGGGTTGGTGAAGGTAACGCGGAACTTGCTTGCTTTTAGCACTTCAATATCGGTGTCGATATTATCGCTGTCGTCGTAAACGCCAAGTCCAGTTGTATCGAAAGTAAATGTGGCGTTCAAGGTGCCAATGCCCTCAGAGTCAATCGTGACGCTGTTAACAGTTGCACTCAGTCGGCTTTTTAGATCTGAAACTGATTCATCGTCGTATTCATAAACCCACTTTGCGCGGCTGTCTTGACTTGCTGGTTTGTTGTAACCAGCAGCGCCTTCTTTTGTGATCTGCTCTTTGCTGACGGTCCATGCTGCTGTGTTGGTCAGCGTGCGCAGGTCACGGCTGAACTCCGTGTCCTTGTCGCTGCTGGGATAGAGCTTGTAGGTGATCGTGCTGCCGACGCTGCCGACGCTGCCGCTGACCAATCCGCTGCGGCTGCTGAAATAGGTCTGCGCTTTCTTTCGTTGCGCCCATGCAACGTCGTCGATCTTGCACTTCACTTGCGCATCGCCGTCTTCGCCTTCGGGCACCAACTGCGCTTGTACACGCGGACGAATCACCGGGTTGACCTTAAACCCAAAGTCGTTACCAATCAGCGTGTAAACGCCAAAAACCGTTTGATTGCTCGGTCTGGTGGCGCTGCTGAAGTCCGCTGCCCAGCTGCTGCCACGACGCACCATGAACACATCGGATCCGCCTGCGTTCTGCGCGTTGCCCACATCACTGGCCGCAGCACGACCAAAGATCTGATCACCGGATGCAATGCGTGTGGTTAAGCCACTACCCACGCGGCCATAAACGGTGAGCCTGCTGCCGGCGCTGTTGGCTGTGCTGTTGCCAAAGTCGTAGCTGGCCAGCGTGTTGCCGCCAGCCGCAAAGTTTTTGGCGTCAATGCCGCCAATCGAACCTTCGCCGATCATGAAGATGGCGCGCAGCATTTGACTGCCGCCAAGGCTGTAGATCTGGCTCCACAGCATCGGGGTGCTTACGCGCACGCCGCCGTAAGTGGTGCCGCTGATGGCCTCACGCAGCGCATACACCAGTGGGATGGTGCTGCCGAGTGTGGTGATGTCCTGCGTGCTGTCGAAGCCGTAGCGCGGGGTATATCGCTGGTTATTGGTGATCGGTGCATCGCTGCGGTTGCGTGCCTGCAACTGTGCAGGCCGGCCGCCTTGCTGCTGCGGAACGCTTGGCTTCAGGAATGACGCGGCAATCTGAAAGCCAATGCCAATCACGCTGAGGGTGATGGCGATGATCGTTTCAACGCCTGCAACTACTGCCGGCTCCGGTTGTTCCTTGGCATGTCGTGCCACTTCAGCCTTGAAGTACAGGTACTGCTCGTCTGTCAGACCCAGCAGGCTTGCGAGGTAGCGATCAGAAGGCAGCATCAGCGAAACGTGTAAAAGCGAAGACTTGGCATATACGACAGCGGCACCCATCGGACGCCACGTCTGTGATGCACCAACAAAAGCCCATCATCTACAACGATACTTACGCCAAGGCCGGCTGGGCCATTGCGGATCAGCGTTACGGCGTGCTGCTGCGGGCCATCAAGTTCAACGGTGCCATCACGCCATAACTGCTCCAGCTCTGGCCAGCGCTTTTGCTCGGCAAGCTGCAGCCACTGTGCATCCATTTGTGGGTGTGCAATGCCAGCGTCATCCAAGATGCGCCACACCATCACCAGGCAGTCAGCCGCGACGCCATCATCAGGATCGGCGCCAAACTCATGTGGCAGCCCAATCCAACGTTTCCAGTCCATTAACTGATCACCACGTTGCCGGTGCTGGGCAAGGCGCCAACAATGCCAGTGGTTAGGCGGCGCTTAGGGATGTCGCCTTTGGTGGCATCAAGCGGACTGGAAAGCTTAAGGATCACGCGCTCGGTGTCCATTTCGTACTGCGCCACGCGCCATAGCTCAGACCGCACCAATGCATCATCAGCAAATGTTTCTGGGTCAAGGCTGACGGTTTTGATGTCCAGCAGCCAGCGCGACTCAACTGCCTCAGCAAAGATGTTGACGCTGATCGGATCCAATCCTGCAACAAGACTGGATTCGCTGCGGTCGCCGCCCTTACTGCCAGCGCCCAGCGTGTAGCCGAATGGCGCAAACGCATAAGTCACGCTGCTGTAGGTGCGTGTTTGATTGATGGAAAAGTTTTGATAGGCGTAAACCGGCGAGGTTGGCGTGCCGTCGCTTTGCAGGAAGCGTGCGTAGTTGACGAATGCAAATGTGCTCATGCCATGCCTACGCGCTTACGTGTTTTTACTGAATTTTGCAGTGTTTGCAGTGTAAGCGCCCTGCCGCGTTCTGCTGCCAACGCAATGCCACGCTGATGCTGCTCAGTGGTGACGTATTCAACGCCATTAATCACGGTCGATTCGTATTTCACCTCGATCGGTTTTTGCTGCATTGCGCTACCGCCAGCATTCATCTGGCGATTGGCAGTTTGCTGATTCAACATCGCCCGCGTGTCATTGCCTTGACGGTTTGTGGCTTGCTGGGCTAATGCGGCGCGGGTATCGGCATTGGATACGACGCTGCCGCTAACACCAGGCACAAACAACTCGGGACCACGCTCGCCGACAATGTAAGGCTGGTTGCCGCTGACTGGGCCGCCGTTGGCGCGACCTGGCAACAGTGAAGGCAGAAAGAATCCTTCCGCAAAGCCAGCACCTCCGGGCATTGCTACTGGACCTCCCCCGCTAAATAGCCCGCCGCCTCCGCCGCCTAATGCCTTGAGAATTGTTTGGAATATAATCATCGCCATTTGCTTAGCAATGATTTCTGTTGCCATACTAATAAACGCACTGCCAATACTTTTAAACGCATCAGCCAAAGCTTCCTCAGTTGATTTGGCGCCAGTCGCAATGTCTTGGAACGCAGCGCCAAAAGCGTCGCCTATGGCATTGGCGCCAGTGACGGCCATATTAATTGGATTGGTCAGTGCTTGCAGTTCTTCCCTATATTTAGCTATTTGCTGCTCGCCAGTATTTGGCATCAAGTTGATGTCAGTCCTAAACGCGCCAGCGCCGCCAGGTAGCATTTCATCCGCTGTTAAGCCTGCGCGCTTGTAGTATTCTTCAAGCTGTTTTTTGATTTCATCAGTTTGGAGCTTTAGCGTTTCCAGTCGTTTGATTTCATTGTTTAGATCTGTTAAATTGATACGCTGCTCTGCGTTTTTAAGTTCGCCAATCTGCTTTGCTCGATCCTCGAAATCGTATTGAATTTGCAAGCGTTTCCGCTCCGTTTCCGAAGCTGTGTCTAGTAAAACTACTTGACGACTAAATTGCGTGCCGAGTTGATCGCCAACTTCAAGCGATCGTTCAAGCTCTTGCCGTAGCTTTTCCGCTTCACGCGCTGCTTTTTCGGCCGCTTTTTCTGCGTCTGATTTACCACCACGACCTTTGCCGCCACCGGCTGCGGCGCCCAATAAAGGCGGCAAAGTAGTAATGCTTGGTGCGGATGGCGTCCTTGCTTGCTGTTGGCGCAGTCTGTAATCCGCTCGCTGCTGCTCGATATTTCGCTGACGCATGTCAGCCATCATGCCTTGCTGTGTGAATGGATTAAGCCTCATGGCTCGCACCGCTGCATCAGCATTTCGCGCAAATTGAGCTTCTCGATCTCTGGCGCCGCCAGCGTTATTAGCTTCGTCTAGGATTCGTTGTATCTCGCTAACGACGGCAGTTGCTTGAGTTAGCGCCCATTGAAAAACTGGCGCTAAAGTTCTGCCAATAGTTTGCGCTAATACTTGGATTGAATCCTGCAATGTGCTGAGTCTGCCGTTTAGCGTATCACTCTGAGCGATAGCGCCATTGGCATATTTACCGCCGGCATCAGTAAGTTTTTGAATTGCGAATTCAACCGCTTCTGCGCTGATGCGTCCTTTTTCAAGTGCCTTTTGGAACTCCTCGCCGCTTAAACCATATTCCTCACGCAATACCTGCTGCAGTGCAACACCACGTTCTTGAAACTGCAGTAGTTCTTCGCCTTGTAACCTACCCTTTGCCTGAACTTGTCCATAGGCCGTAACCAATCCTTGCAGTTCGGCTCCGGTTGCGCCGCTGACATCCGCAAGCCTGCGCGTTGTTTCAACGACCTTATTTGTCTCAACTCCAAACGCCTGCAGTCTCTTGGCTGAATCAATCAGCTCTGAACTAGTAAAAGGCGTTACAGCACCAAGTTGCTGCAGATCTTTGATGATCTGCCCAGCTTTTTCTGCGCTACCTGTTAAAACCTGAAGGCTGCGTGTTTGGGTTTCAATTTCAGCTGCATTAACAAAAACAAACTTAGCGGCTTGAATAAGAGAAAACGCAGCCGCAAGCTTGCCTATCGCGCCACCAAGATCGCCTATTGCACGCTCTGTTTGCTGCGACTGCGACTGAACCTCGCGCAGCTTGCTAACCGCGTTGCGGCTGTCGACGTTAATGGCAACGTTTGCGACAACCGACACGACTTACCTACGGCTTTGCTTCATTCTACGATCCTATTCTTCGTTCTGCAGCTCAAAATAACTAGACCATATCAGCAACTCTTCAAGCGTTACCTCTTGGTTTAATCGCGCCAAGCTATATCCAAGTTCTTTTGCAACCCCAAGCTGCAGCAGTAGCAGGTTGTCTTTACTTAGCTCCTTTTTCAGTGCTTTTCATGTCGGTTTCGCCTTCCTCTGGATTGGTGATGATGGCGAGCATCATGGCTTGCAGGTCGCTGTCAAGCACATCGTTTTTCAGCTCAGCAATTTCACCAGCCTGAAACAACCGCTGTCCGGCATCGTCGGCTGCTTTGGTTACCAGCAGGTTCAACGCAAAACCATTAGGGTCATCGCCACCGGGCATCTTCTGCGCACGCTCGCGTTCTGCCATGGTCAAAGCCGTGGCATAAAACTCAAACGTAGATCCATCGCTGAGTGTTACAACACGCTTGATTGGCTGAAGATTGGCCGCTTTTTTGAGCCGTGCCAGTGCAGATGATGCCATGCAGTAAATGTGGGTGGCCCCAGCATAGGCCGGGGCCGTTCAACTATCAAGCAGAAGTGCTGAAGTCAAAAGTAGGTGCACCGGCCGGGCGGAAAGTGATCTCCACTTGCTGAGCATCATCAGGATTGATGTTCAGGCTGGCGGTCAGCAGCACAGCATCCATGGCAATGCTGCGGCTAAGCGCCTCGGTGCCTTGCTTGTCGGTGTACAGCTTAAAGCCGCAGCCAACCTGCTGGCGCTGCAGCACGTCTTCCACCATGCGGTTGGACAGCGCAGCGTCCTCGTTGGTGACGTAGATCGTTGCGGTACCGTTGCCATCGGCAAAGCCAGGGATATATGCACGAAAAGGCGCATACTGGCCAGCGGTTTGGCCGATGGTGGTCACGTCGATCTCAGCGCGGCTGATCTCAAACGACCATGACTGCACTTGGCCAACGGCGGCATAGTCGGCGTAGTACACCTCGAACTCGTTAGGTGCCACGGCCGTGCCGTCGTCGGTGATGGCGAGGATAGTACCGCCAGCAGCCGTCGAAACCGTTAGCGCGCCAGTGGCTGCGGTGTAGCTCAACACGTAGTAGGTGGTAGCTGCATCAATGGGAGCCGGCAGCGTCCCGGATCCAGATCCGCCGGTTTGGCTGTTGATAACTCGGAACTTGACCGGATCACCTGCCTTGAAGTTCAGATACGGCTGAACGGTAATGACATCAGTGCTGGCGTTGACGCCAGATTCGGGGAAGTTGCCGTTAGTGCCGGCGGGTTTGTAGTAAAGGGCGCCGGACGTACCGGACAAAACAGTGACAGCCATGTTGTGAACGGTAGTGGCTACCGTTAGTCTAGATACGCTTCAAACGTGGCAGTTAGCTGTGTTTGAAAGTAAGGCTCAGGCGCTGCTGGCGTTACTTGCGCTGGCCCTGAAGCTGCGTCAAAGATAATGCTTGAAAACTTGGCGCGATCAAACAAATCCTTTAGCCGCTCTGCAATGGTGAAGTTAGCAGCAGTGCCCTGACCCTGCGGCGTAAAGACATTGATTACCAGCGTGCCAGTCTGGCGGTTGAAGCCAGCGCCACCAGTCGGCAGCAGCGTGGCGTAGCTGTTATCGCCAAAACGGATGAACACCTGCACCCATGGCGTGTTATTGGGTGGCGTGAATGGCACGTTCTGATAGCTGACCGGATACGCAGGTGACAGCGCCATTTGCGTTGCAATGCGCCCTTCAATGGCGGCACGAACGTCGTTGTAGGTGCTGCTCATGATTCCCTCCCGATGCGGTCAGCGTTGACTTGCACAAACCCTTGAATGTCTTTAGCGATGCCTTGCACCCAACCTGCTGGCGCTTGCTTGCTGCTGCCATTGGCAAGAGGCTCTGCGTACGGCAGGTTGTTGTGCACGCTATACACGTTGCCTAGTTTCTCGCGTTGATAATTAATGCGCACTGGCGGGGGGATGTTTGCATTGCGTCCGCCCTGGTTACCTTCATAATCTGGCGCTGGCGCTGTTGCGTTTTCGCCAATCTGCCAACTAGCACGAAAGCGTCCAGTATTAACAGGGCTGGCGGCTTTTAAACGAGCATCAGTCTCCAGTACCGCAACCCGCAGCAGCTTTTCCATCTGCTGGCTGGCGTAATCACCAATATCAGCAACCCGGATCGTGCGCGCCATTATGCCCTCAGGATCAGCTCGTAGGTGATCGGGGTGTTGTCCTGTTCAATCGTGCGCACTTCAATAACCTGATGCGTCACACTGCTAATTAGCACTTCATCAGCCGTAGTAGGTGCGTTGGCAATATCAGCAGCAGCAATCAGCAGGCGCTTGTCGCCAGCTTGAATCAGATCATT